CGCAGCGCTTGGAGCTGGTTATTTGCTTCATTGATTTTCGTCACCCATTCGAGATCGCGCTCGGCCACGGCGGCCGCCTTGCCGTCCGAGCCGAGGTGGTAGCCATAAAGGATCAGGAGGCCTACGGTCGCCAGCGCGGCGAGCCCGTAGGCCAGGGCGGGCGACGCCCAGGGCACCAGGGCCCGGACCGCCTGCCAGGACAGCCAGCCGCCGATGCTCAACATCTCAGCGGCCCTTGGTTTTCAGATCGTCGACGCGCGCCCAGATGATCACGATGAACACGGCGATCTGCAGCAGCGCCCCGCCGAGGGCGAGCGCCGGATTGGTCAGGCCGATCTCCCTCAGCACGGCGTTGATGCCGAGGAGCTGGGTCTGGCTGTCGAGGATCGCCGTCCCGACCGCGCCGGCGGCCACGATGCCGAGCGCCGATGCCCGCGTCGTGCGGCTGTTCCCGCCCGTCACCGGCTCCCTGTAGCCGAGCAAATTGGCCTTGGGATAGTCCGCGATCGAGACCTCATTGGCCTGATTGCCGCCAATCACCCGGACCTGGCCGGCTGCCTCCCCGACATAGATGCCGACATGACCCTGCCAGGATCGCGGATCGCCGCGCGAGAACACGGCGATGCAGCCGGGATACGGCTTCGCAAGCGTCTTCCCCCAATTGAGGAACGATCGCGCCGCGAGCGATTTGGAGCCGGCATAACCCGCCCTCTCCAGCATCGCGTTCACGAAGCCCGCGCACCAGGCGGTTTCATCATTATCGATCTCCGGGAAACCGGCGTCGCGGAAATAGCCGAGAACAACGGGATTGTGCTGCGCGCCGGCAGCCTCTTTGACGCCGAGCTCGGCGCGCGCCAGCCGCAGCCAGGCCGGCTCGCCGCGCTGCGGCTGCTGAGGCGATGGCGTGTGATCCATGGTTTGGGGGGGGCGGCTCAGCAGGATGAGCAGCCAGCGGATAAGGTCGAATAGCCTCATTTTCAGAAACCCTCTGTTTCCAAGATCGGGATTGCCAGTGGGGCGCAGCTCAAGAACAGGCGATGTAACAGCTATGCAAAATGTTTTGCGTGCCGTCGTCTGGCATGGTGCATGTCGTGTCGGCCGGCGCCGAATCGTAGATTTTATATTTGGCGTAGAGCTGGTTCGACGCCTTGACTTCCGCGTCTGCCGCTGGCGTGAAGCCGCGCACCGTCGTATCGCCAATTCCCCTTGCCCAAAGCGCGAGCACTACAAGCGGCGCCAGCCCGGATGCGGCAGACACAACTTGGTTCGCCGGCGCAGTGTCCGTCGTCTGATTTGCCGCGCTCGCCGGCACGGCCGCGGTGATGGGGATGTTCCCGCGAAACACCAGCAAGATGTTGTGATAAACCGTGCCGGTCATACCGCCAAGATTGCCGCCAGCCTCGACTCCAGTGGCGATCTTGTAGCTCATCACGGCGCGCGCGGTGTTGCCATTGCTTGTCGTGATTTGGGTAAAGCCAAATGGCGCGGCCGCGGCGGGCGCGGGGGAGGCTCCGCAATTTTGGATAAACACCAGCAGGTCGCCCGGCAAGATCGTGACGGGCGCGGAAAGCGTGCTTGCCGTCGATGTCGCCGATGCGTGAAAGGCAAGATCCGAAAGTTTGGGGGGAGCGGCTCCGCCGGCTCCGAAGCCGATCAGATCGGTGAGGTGCAGCATCAGGCGTCGGTCTCGGCGTTGGTGGTGTAGAAGATCTTCGCGCCGATGAGGTAGGCGTCGGCCGCCAGCGTATCGGCGCCATCGGCCGCCACCCGGGAGACATAGAAGGCGATGATGTCTTCCTCCGCTTGCGCGTTGCCGACCTCGATCGCGCCGGTTTCGGCGGTGACGTAAAGATTGTTGGCCACGCCCCCCGTATCGGCGACCGAGGCGCCGCCATAGACATTCGCGATCGGATCGTTGTCGCCGAACGCGCCGCCCTGCAACGACCAGACCACGCCGAAATTCGTTATGGCCGCCGGATGCGCCCAGTAGAATTTCGCCGACAGCGTGCCTTCGTTCCAGCTCTTCGGCATGGCGACGGTGAAATAGGCAAATTCGGCCGTCGACGGATCGAAGGCGCGGGCCTGGATGATGGCGCCGCCGACATTGATATCGACGATATTGGTCGCCCCGCCATACATGGCGGCGGCCGGCACCCAAATGGTGTGCTTGCCGGCGCTGCTCGGGCCTGCCGGACCTGTCGCGCCGGTGGCTCCCGTTGCGCCCGTCGCACCGGTTGCCCCCGTGGCCCCGGTTGCTCCTGTCCTCAAAAAGATCAGGCCGAACATGGCGCCGCCGACGAAGGTTTCGGCGGCGCTCGCGGAGATGACCGAGATCGTCAGCTTGCGATGGCCGGCGGCGGTAACGATGCTGCCGGTAACGATGGCGATAAGAACAGCGCCGTTGGTCGCCCGCATGACGATGATGCCGCGATGATCGGGCGATCCGCCATCGTCGAAGGTGTCGAGCCAGGCGGTCTGGTCGATGCCGTCGGCGTCGAGGAGATCGATGAAGATCGTCGTCGCGGCGCCGGGCGCGGCAGCGTTGAGGCGGAGAATCCCAGGCCCTGGATCGGCATCCGCGGTTGCGTCGTCGAAGACATAGGGGATCCCGACCGGCACCGAGTCCTTCTCGGCGGCAAGGCCGATCGCCACATATCGCCAGACGCGCGAAAACACCCCCTTTGTCGCGGTGATGCGATGGGCGCCGCCGGCGGCATGGAAGGCCGCAAAACCGTCCGACCCCGTCACAAATGGGTTGTTAAGTGGCGTTGCGCCGTTGCGATCGGAATAGATCGGCACGAGCGGCGCGCCCGCATCCTCGCGACGCACCTCGATTGAAGCGCCGTCTATTACATTCCCGGCATCATCGGTAATCGTCGCCTGCCATCGCGCCAGAACCATCAGCTCGCCTCTCTCCAAGTAATTGCGATGATGCCGGACTGACCGGAGCCGCCATTGCCATTCGAACCGCCGCAGCCGCCCCCGCCCCCGCCATACTTGCCGCCAGGCGCGCCGGCATTTTGCGCCCTGCCGCCGCCGCCGCCTCCGCCACCGGGGCCGGCCGAGATCACGGGCGGCTCAGTCTGCGTCCAGATCTGCTCGCCGGAACCGCCCGGTCCCGCGGCTGCCGAGGAGTCGCCGCCGCGCCCGCCGCCCCCCTGCTGTCCGGTCGGTAAGGCCGATGTGCCGCCGCCAAAGCCGAAACGGTTATTGCCGCCCTCGATATTCCGGCCATCCTCGCCGCCATCGGCGCCGCCGCCGCCGCGGCCAGGCGTGCTATCGGTGGAGCCGCTGGCCCCATTGCCGCCATCGCCGTTCGGTCCCCCAGCGCCGCCGCCGCCACCGCCGCCGGCCCGGCTGCCGTCATGCGCGCCGCCATTGCCGCCATTGCCTCCGGATGTCTTCAGCGTACCAATGCCGCTCGCCGCTTGGCCGCCCGTACCGGCGCCGGTCCTGCCATTGCCGCCAAGACCGCCCTTGGCGCCAACGCTGGAGGCACTCAAGCTGGCGCCGTTGAACCATGTGTCGCCGCCATTGCCGCCGGGCGCGCTCGGCGCCGCGACGCCGGCCGCGCCGACCTGATAGGACACCATCGCGCCCGGCGTCAGCGCCAGATTGACGATCCTCGAATAGGCGCCGCCACCGCCGCCCTTGCCGCCGGCCTGCGGGGAGGGGTTGCCGGCACCGGCGCCCGAGCCGCCGATCACCTCGATTCTGTTGTCGGCGGCGTTCCACGTCGCCGGCACATTCCAGCTCTGCAGGCCGGCGGCGGCGGTCAGCAGCACCGTACGGGTCAGCACGATGCTGCCCGAGGCCAGCATTTCCTCGGCCTCGATCTCGATGCGGTCAGGCAAGCGCGTAATCTTCGTCACCTGGATCTTCGCCGGCGTCTGGGCGCCGGTTTCGTCCTGATTGGCCCACCATGAAATCTGATAGCCGCCGGCGAGAGCGACGATCTCGTCAAAGGCCAGCGCGAATTGGAAGTTGCGCGGCGGATCGCGATGGCGCGATAGCTGTATCTGATTGAGCCGCTCGGCCGCCGACAGCGTTTCGATCCAGCGGCATTGCACTTTGGTGACGGCGGGCGCGCCATAAGCTTCCTCGGCCGTTAGATCGACCGTTGCGAGCGCGGCGCGATAGCCGTCCTCCTTCGCGCCGCCATCGGTTGGATCGCGCTGCCCGTAATAGGTCCAGATTTGGCTGATGCGCTTGCCCGGCTGCTCTTTCACGCGCAAGGAGCCAGCAAGGATGCGGTCCTCGCCGAAGATATCGGCATCGGTCGAAATCTCACGCAAGACCCGCAGGCGGACCTTCCGCGCCAGATCGTCCCACCAGAACGCGATGGCGGATTGCTGGATCAGCTCGTTTATCAGCGTCCGGACGCTGGTCGCCTCGGTCAGCGTGGCGGCATAGATCACGCCCAGATTCGCCGCGGTCTCCGCCCGCCATTCGGACAAGTCAATATAGCTGGCAGGTACGCCAGCATAGTTCGTCAGGAGATCATAGAGCACGTCCGCGACATCGTCGCCATCATAGCGGATGACGAGCTGCACGCGGTCGCGGGCATCGTGGGGCTGCGCGATCGAGCCAAACTCGCCGCGCGTGATTGTCAGGGTATCGCCGCCGCGCGTAAAGGCGCACACCTCCTTGCCGCTGATGCAGACATAGCCGGCGGCTGGATATTCAAGATTGCCGATCCCGGCCGGCGACAGCGCCGCCGAGGTCGTAACAGCATCGATCGAGCCGGCGAGCGATCCTTTGGAGATGACCGGCGCCTGCGCCCGGTCGTCATCGGCAAGCTTCAACACGTCTTGGGCGAGGATGGTATAGACGGCATCCGGCGTCGGGCCTTCCACCGACTCGACAATATAATGGCGTGTCTCCATCTCACCGATGGCTTGGCCGAGCACTCCGCGGATGAGGCGGATATTGCGCCCACGGAGCCTGGTTCCATAGCGGCCTCGCCACTTGCCCCAGAAGCTGCCCCGATCATAAGGCTCGCCTGAGAAGATGTGTTTGTGGTCGCGGAAAGAGACCTTCAGCGAGGCGCGCTGACCGAGGCTCTCGCCGAGAGAAATCAGCGCCGGATCGAATGAAACCGAAGAGATCGAGGGGATCGCGTCAATCGTATTCGGCAGATAGTCCGCCGGCATGGCGAAGCGAAAGGTCTGTATTGTTTCGGGCGATGTCGGCGAGAAGCTCGGCACATCGATCTCGACATAGGTGAGCAGCTTGGTCATACCACGCCCTCGATCCGCATCGAGACCTGCATCAAGCCGTTTGGCGCCTGATTGGCGACATCGGGATCATCGGCCAGCCAGGCGAACCCGGCCTCTTCCGGATATGTCCCCGGGCGCCAAGCGAAGAAGAATGGGATCTCCTGCGCGGCAATAAGGAACGGGTCCATATGCTGCCGATACCAGGCGGGCGTGATGTTCCGCAGCTCGATCGCCGACCGCCTTGTGCCGCCGAGCACGATGCGGCCGAGAAAGGCGCCGGAGACGCTCATCAGATTGGCGGTCTGCAGCTGTCGGCCGAATGGCATCGGCGTGTGTCCGACATAGAGGCGGCGCTGCAGGGTAAGGAGGAGCCCGGTATAGAGCACGGCGCATTGCGGGATCAGCGCCGGGACGGCCGCGCTCGGTCGGATGCGCAAACGGATGCCGAGCAGCGATTGCGGCGTGAAACGGAAGATGATCGGGCCGTCGCTCACGAGCAGATGTTCGGAGACCAGCTGGAACCACTGCTCTGGATTTTGTGTATTGCCCTCAACCGAGACCGCCATCAGGCCGGAGCCGAAATTGTGGGCGGCGACGGCGAGGTAATCGATATCGTCCGCCGAATCGAGCGCCACGGTCAGATACTGATCGGCGATCGGCGTCGGCCCTTGCGCTTTCCAGAGCAGATGCGTCGCCGGATTGGCAAGATTGCTCGCCGGAAACCCCGCCTGCGACGAGGTCGCCGAGATGTTGGCGCCGTCGGCCAGCGTGCGGTAGCCGATGATCGGATTGTCATTGTTGATGCCGTCGCCGCCGGGCGAAATGACCAGCGATTGCGAGATGACGGTACCGGTCATGCCGCAACTCCGCTTGACACCAGTATGCCGCCATTGCGGACGAAATCATTGATCTCTTCCACCAGTCCGCGCACCGCGGCGCCGGAATATTGTCGGCTCGGATCGATGCCCTCGATGCGCAGCGTCGTCATCGGCGCGGCCGGCGCCGCGGCGCCGGCTCCCGCTGCGCCAGCGCCGCCTCCCCCGCCACCACCCGAGCCCTTGGTGGTCTTGCGGATATTGGCGACCTGCGCCATGCCGGCGGCGAGAGAGGCCGCGGCGGCCGCGAGATTGAGTGGGTAGGGCACATTCGCCAGCGCATTGGTGACCGACTGATAGGTGTTGATCAACGCCTGGGCGACGGCGATCGCCTTGGAGCTCTCGAATACCTTGCCGAGATCGCTGACGATGCCGGAGGCGACCGAGGCATAGGCGTTTTGCGCGACGGCCGAGGCCTTCGCCAGCGCAATGCCGAGCTGCTCGGAATCGATGGCGCCCTTCTGAAAAGCGCGGTTCAGCCTGTCCTGGGTCTCGGCGAGCTTTGCCGTGATCGGATCGATTTCCTCCTCGATCTCTGCCTGCAGCCTGCGCAATTGCAGATAATTCCTCAGCTCAGCATTGTGTAGCCCCTGCGCATCGGCGCGCGCCTTCTCCTCCGCGCCGGGATCGGTGACGATCGGCCCGGTGTAGTCGACAGGCTTGGGCATGCCGGGAAGACTAAAGGGCTTGGCCCGTGTTTCCGGGTTGGCGAGGTCGTCCATCTTGCCGATGAGCTTGTCCGCTTCCGCATTGGCGCCGGACAAGGCGATTTGAATCCCCGCCCCCAGCGTTTCCCAAGCCCGGGTGAACTCGCCCGAGGCAAGCTGGCTGAACACCGCGCCGATGAAAGTGCCGAGGCCCTTGAGACGCTCGACGATCTTGTCGATGGTATCGCTGATCACCCGCCATACGGCGCTGAAGATGGTGATGATGTCGTCCTTGAAGATGTTCCAGGCCGTCACCGCCGCGCTCGCCGAAATCACGAACAGCCCGATCGGTCCCGTCGATGCGATGAGCGCGGCGACCGTGGCGCCGATCGTGGTGAAGACCGGGATCAGCGCGCCAAGAGCATTGGCAAAGAAGCCGGCAGCGATGACGCCCGGGCCGATCGCAGCGGCGATCATGCCGAAGCGCGCAATCAGCTCCTGCATCTCAGGCGTGAGGTTCTTGAAGGCCTCGGTAATGCCGGTGACGAAGTCTGTCACCTCCTCGATCACCGGCGCCAGCGCATTACCGAAGGCGATGCCGAACTGTGTTACCGCATTGGTTAGCCGCTGCAGCGACGACGACATGGTGGCATTCTGCTTATCGAACGCCCCTCCCACGGTATCGATGCCATTGCGCATCTTACCTAGGGTGTCCGTGAACACCGTATTCTGCCTTCCGGTCAGCGCGACCACCGCATTGTAGGCCTCGACCGAGCCGAGCAGCTTGATGATGTTGGCGTCATTGCCCCCAAGCGCCTGTGTAACGAGCTTGAAGGCGTTGACCATGCCGCCGGCCTTGTCGATCAGCTCCTTGAAGGTTTTTGCCCCCAGAGCATCGAGTACGGCCTTGCCGATCTCGCTCTCGCGCGTCAGGCCGGCGATGGCGGCGCGCAATTGCGTGTGCGCCACGGCCGCCGGCAGGCCGGTGACGGTGAGCGCGGCAACGCTGGCCAGATATTCGTCGAGCTTGACGCCGGCGGTCGCGACCGTGCCCGCCACCGCGCCGAAACCCTGCGCCAGGCCGGAGATGGTGGTTTTGCCGGCTTGGATGGTTTTGAAGATGTTGTTGTAGACCTCGGCGGCATCGCGGCCCTTCAGCCCAAAGGCATTGAGCGAGGAGGTAACGAGATCGGCCGCCTCGCGCGTCGTGCCGAGGCCGGCAACGGCAAGCCGCGCCGAGCGATTAAGGACGTCAATGGCGTCGGACGCTGGGATGCCGGCGGAACGGATATCGTAAAGCCCCTGCGTCAGCTCGGCGAGCGGCACCGGCACCTTGCGGCCGATGGCGAGCACTGCCTCGCCCATTTCCGTCATGCTTTCGGCCGCGGTATCGACGAGCGTCGAGACACTCGCCATGCCTTTGCCGAATTCGGCGGCGACGCCGACCACGGACATCGCCGCATCCGCAAACCGGCGCGCCGCGGTGATGCCGTTGTTGAAATGGAACGAGGCCTCATTGATGCGCTCGCTGATCTCGCCGAGGGCCTTGCCGAGCGTGCCGATATCCTGCTGTACGCGTTTGGATCCACGGCGGAATTCCCCCGCATTCAGGGCGAGGGTTACGTGCAGCGCGCCGATCTCAGCCGTCTGTGCCATGAATCATCTCTTCCGGATGATAATCGCCATAGGTTTCGGCATAGATTTCCGCCACCTCGGCCTCAGTCATCGAGCCGTACATTTTCACTGGCTGGCCGGCCTCGATGTGCCACCAAACCTCGGTTGGCGACATGCGCCAGAAGGCGTCGCGGTCTACCGTTTTTGCTTTGATGACGAGGGCCTGGTAGCACGCCTTGACAAGCGCGCACCGGCCGGTTGCCGGTTTCCCTGGGGGGTTGCCTTCTCCATCATAGCGCCTGGCGGCATCATCATCTGAAGCAACGTCGTCACCGAGGCGACGGCGGCCGTTTGACCATCGCCAGCGCCAAGCATGCCGGCATAGACCTCGTCATCGCCGACTTTTGCCCCCGCATAGCGCAGGGCAGCCCCGAAAGCCTGCGCCAGCTTGGCCAATGGCGCCGTGCCGCGCTGGCTATAGGCGGCCACCTCCGGCAGCGTGATGATCTGCTCGATCTCGGCGATGGCGCCGAGCACGCGATAGGGTGGGATGATAAAATCCTTCCCGCCCCAGCCGAGCTTGACCTCTTGAAACACCGCCATCTTCAGACCGCGACGCCAGAGACATGAATGTTGAGATCGATGTCCGTCGCCGAAACGCCGACGCCGAGCACGGTGACATAGTCGCCGGGATCAAGATCCGCCGCCGGCATAATGCCGCCGGGCGTGTCTGACTGGACATAGATCGTACCGGGAACAACCGTTGCGCCAGCGGTATAGCGCCCGCCGGTTTGCACCGCGAGCGGCTGATTATTGCCGGCGCCATTGAGCGCAACGCCTCGCGTCGTGCGTACGTCCGCCGTGCCCGCATCCGCATCGCACAACTTGTATTTGCTGTCGGCCGGGTCCTTATAGACCGTCTGGCCGGCGGCGATGGCGGCGCCGGCGATGCCGGTCTCCACCTTGGCGGTCGCGCCCTTAACGACATTCGCCGGCGTGACGACGAGATCAACCATGTCAGTCTCCTATATCTGGCATGCTGACGGCGGCGATCGCGCGTCAGATTTCTAAATCTGGTTGGATTAGAGTCCTGGCGTATACTCGATGACGCCTGACGACATCAGCGTCGCCTCGAACGTGGCGGCGTCGTTGTAGACGCCCGTCTCGCTATAGTTCGACAGGAAGAAGGTGCCGCGGACCTTGGCGCCGTCGTCATATTCGATCT